TCCGGTAAGGATGTTCCTCATGCATTCCTGCTTCACGGACAAACTGGTACCGGGAAAACAACACTGGCAAGAATCATTACTTCCTATCTCGGAAGCAAGGGAAAGGATATAATAGAAGTGGATAGTGGACAATTCAGGGGAATAGACACTATCCGGGATATCAGAGGTAACAGTATGTTTCAACCTATTGAAGGAAGTTGCCGGGTATGGATCATAGATGAATGTCACCGGCTCACATCTGATGCACAAGCCGGGCTACTGAAAATCCTTGAGGATACTCCTAAACATATTTACTTCATCCTTTGCACTACTGATCCTCAGAAATTACTTCCGGCTATACGTGGGAGATGTATTCAGTTACAGACAAATCCTCTCACCGAGAAACAAATGTTCTCACTTCTGTATGGAATCACTAAGGCAGAAGGGCAATCCCTCACTTCTGAAGTGTATGATCAGATTGTACAGGACAGTATGGGACTTCCACGCAATGCCATAAATATCCTGGAACAGGTTTTATCGGCTCCTGAAGAAAGGAGACTTGCAATCGCAAAACAAACGGCTGAGAAACAAAGTCAGGTTATAGAACTCTGCCGGGTACTTATTAAAGGAGAGAAGTGGAATAAAGTACGGGTTATTCTTGAGGGGATTAAAGATCAGGAGCCGGAGAGTATCCGCCGGGCAGTACTTGGATATTGTCAGGCAGTACTTCTCAAAGAAGAGAACGAAAGAGCCGGATTAATAATGGAGAACTTTATTGAACCTTTCTTCAATACCGGTTTTCCCGGTCTTGTATTTGCATGTTTTTCAATAACAAACGTTTAAAGATATGACACCAAGAGAATTAAAACTAAGGTACAAATTTGAAACCGGACATGATATTGAAGAAGCCCGTAAACGGTTCTTTTTCGTGGATCCAAAATACAGATCAATTTTGGACTACCTTGATTGGATGGAAGAATTAACATTGAAAACTATAAAAGAAAACAATGAACTACGAAGCAGACAATAAAATCGAAGAGGGTTGCCTTGACATTGAATGGCTCGAGCAACCTATGAAAATGTTGCAGTATGGTAAGCATGCTGCCGAAATGAAAAGAAATCTCGACAGAGCCAAGGAGAAACTCGAACTTGTAAGGGCTGAACTCGACAATGAAATCCGTTCAAACCCGAATAAGTTCGGACTTGAGAAAGTTACCGATAAGGCAATAGATGCAACAATTCCTTTACAGGAGAGATTCAAAAAAGCATCCAGTGATTATCTCGATGTACGATTTGAAAGTGATGTTGCATTTGCAGCTGTTAAGGCTTTTGAACAACGTAAGGATGCACTTGAAAATCTTGTGAGATTACACGGTCAGCAATATTTTGCCGGACCAAAAGTACCACGTGATCTTCCATCAGAGATGGAACAACGCAGATCAAAAACACGTGAAATTAACAGAAAAATAGGATCAACAATCAGTCGAACCAAATAATACAATTACAATGAAAGAAAAAAGAAGCAGTTTTGCAGACAAAATGAAGCGTCATATTCACAATCGCAAAGAACGTGAAGCAAATAAATCTCATGGGTACCTGAAACTTCCCAAGGATATAAAGACACTTTCCCTTGAGGATGATGTGCATAAAATAAAGGTTGACTTTATGATGTACGGAGTTACAGACAAACGTCATCCTGACCGTGATGATCCGGATGTTGCAGTGGAAGGATCTGCATGGTGGTCACGTCCATTCCTTGTACACCGTGAAGTTGGACCCAACACCGATACGGTAGTATGTCCCACATCAATCGGAAAGAAGTGTCCGATCTGTGAGTACCGGGTGAAGAGAATAAAAGAAGGAGCCGATAAGGAAGAATTCAAAAAGTTCTATCCCAAACCGAGAAGATTGTACATTGTGAATGTCCTTGAAGTAAAACGTAAAGGATCTGACAAATGGGAAGAGTTTGAAGAGTCCGGAGTTCCTTTCGTATGGGATATGTCAACCAAACTTTTCCAGGAAATCCTTGACGAGACTCTTGAGGAATCTCCTGAAAACATGTGCTTTCCTAACTTTGAGGATGGAAAAACTGCAATTCTTACCCTTAAATGGGAGAAGCTGGGTAAAACATCCTATCCTGATGTAAGGCATATTGATTTTGAGGACAGAGATCCTTATGATGAAAAACTCATCGAACAAATGCCGAACCTTGATGAACTTCTTGTCATACTTCCTTACAAGGACATCGAAGATAAGTTCTTTGAAGTTGATGAAGAAGATGCTGGAAGTTTACGACCAGCAAGTGATAATGAAGAGGAAGAAACTCCTGAAGAAACTCCTCAACAGGAAGGCAGATCACTCCTGAGAAGAGGGAAGTATGCAGGAGGAGAAAAGGAAAAAGAAACTCCTGAACCTAAACCTGCTTTGAAAAGAGGACTGAGAACTTCTGCACCTGAGCCGGCACCGGAACCTGAACGTACTCCTGCTTCCACTCCAAAACGTTCTCTCTCACCAAAGAAAGAGACTTCTTCTCCACGTTCATCAGGGAGTGAACGTTGTGAGTATGGTCACCGGTTCGGAGAAGATTCAATGAAATTTGAGGAATGCGAGAATGAATGTTCAATCTGGAGAGATTGCATGAAGGAAAAAGAAAGGAACGAGAAATGACCTTATTGAAAGTAGTAAGCAGTAGACCCGGTTATAGATTAGTGGGGGCTTCCCTCCCCCTGCTAATCCATAACTACATTACTCTTTACACTTTAGCAAAGGGCATGTCAAAAACAAAAATATTTAAGAACCTTTTGGATGATTGGATCTCCTCTCAAAAGGAAAGAGGAGAAACAGAAGAAGAATTGATTTCAAAAATCATCTATCGTGCCAATGCTCAGTGGAGAGTAGAGAAGGCAAGAAGGAGAAGCGGAAAACCTTTCAGTCAGTTCATTAAAGAATTGGAAGATGAACTGTACTATAAAGGACTTTCTGAAGTGTATGTAAAAGCTGTCATTAACGGTGTAAACAGATAATATGGAAAGACGTAACAAATCGAATTCCCTTAGTACACAAATGAAACGAAGGGTTGCAGAGAAGCCAAAAGAGGAAAAAGAAAATGAAGGAAACTTTGACACTGTTATCAGTACAGGAAGTACTTTACTTGACTTGGCTATATCAGGAGGAAGGATTCACGGTGGAGGAATTCCGGGAGGTATCCTTGTTGAAGTATTCGGACCATCAAGTTCCGGTAAAACGGTATTACTCTCTGAAATTGCCGGAGCTGTTCAACGTCAGGAAGGACAGATAATCTTCCATGATCCTGAAGCACGTCTTAATACACAGTTCGCTAAACTGTTCGGACTTGTCTTGGATGAGAAAGATCATCACCGTCCAAATACAGTTACAGAAGTATTTGAAGCTGTACGTAACTGGGAACCGGAGAACCCTAAAGTAGTAAATGGAATATTTGCGGATAGTCTGACTGCTCTCTCTACCAAAATGGAAATGGAAGAGGGAGATCCTTATGGAGGCAGACGTGCCAAGGAATTCAGTGAACAACTTCGTCTTACATGTAGAACACTTGCAGAGAAGAACTACCTGATGGTTTGCAGTAATCAAATCAGGCAGAACATAAATGCTAAACTGTACGAGCAGAAATGGGTAGTCCCTGGAGGTGAAGCAATGACATTTTATCCAAGTCTCAGGTTAAGGTTTATGAAACCTGAAAGAAAGACACGTGAAATTACCTTCAAAGGTGAGAAGATAAAAAAAGTAATCGGAGTAGAAACTACTATTGAGGTGTACAAATCAACTGTCTGGAAACCGTTTGAAACAGCGTCAGTGACGATTTTATTTGATTATGGTATAGATGATATCCGTGATTCACTTCAGTTCGTTAAATCGAACACGAATGCTTCTACGTACATTCTCGAAGGTAACAGTATTGGAAAATCAATGGATGATGCTATATCGTACATTGAGAGTAACAAGTTGGAATCCGTTCTCAAGGAAGAAGTAATTGGACTTTGGGAAGAGATTCAGACTAAATTTGCAAGTAACCGTAAACCAAAACATTAAAACATGAGAGGCAGGGTGCGTTCTTTTCAGTCAGACACGATTACCATCGCTATTGATAGCTTTCTCTTTGCTCTGCCTCTCTTAATATTAACCATTAACTTTTTATTATGAAAATCAAATTAGCGGAGGCTTTACTCAGACGTAAGGAGCTTAATAACAAAGTTGAACAGGTTCTGAAGATCAATGTTCAAGGACTTTTTGAAGTCAAAGCTACCCGTAAAAAGGTTA